GTCGTTGCGCAGGAGTATATTTCTATCGTTACGGGAATCATTAACGATTTGGGGCTCAAATAATGGCAGGCATTCCAAAGGTAAAGATAACCTTCGATGCTGACTTTGATGATCTCAAAAAAGGCATAAAAGGCTCACAGGCAGAAGTCGAGACATTTGCCGACAAGATAGGAGACTTTGGCAAGAAGGCGGCAATCGCTTTCGGTATTGCCGGAGCTGCCATCGGTGCATTTGCATTGGCCGCAGTCAAGGCCGCCGCAGAAGATGAAACTGCACAAACTAAGCTGCAAGAAACTATCCGCAACACTACAAACGCAACTGCGCAGCAAATTGCCGGCATAGATAAATACATCACAAAGCAATCTATTGCTACGGCTACGACGGACGACGTTCTTCGTCCAGCCTTGTCGAGATTGATTCTGGCGACTAAAGATGTCACAAAGGCTCAAGAATTATTATCACTTGCTCAAGAAATAAGTCTTGCAAGAAATAAGCCTTTAGAGGCAGTCACAAACGCTCTCGGAAAAGCCTATGAAGGATCTAATACTGCACTTGGCAAATTAGGCATAGGCATCAGTAAGACAACACTGGCAACTGCTTCATTTGATGAAATACAAACTCAATTGAATGAAACCTTTACGGGCTTTATTGAGAATCAATCAACAACGGCAGCATTTAAGTTCGAACAGATTACAATCGCAGTCAATGAATCGAAAGAAGCAATCGGCGCAGCTCTGTTGCCAGTGGTCAAAGAATTAGCAGACTTTATTATTGTGTCAGTCGTTCCGGCCGTTGAATCATTTGTTCAAGGATTAACTGGACAAGATAGTCTGGCCGAAGGGCTTACAGAATCACAGAAAAAGGCGGTTGAATGGGGCGCAAATGTCCGAAAAGTTATTGACACAGTGATAGATCTAAAAGATGAATTGATTGCTTTGGCGATTGTGATTGGAACAGTCTTTGTTGTTTCTAAGATTGCCGCCGGTGTCACGGCGACAATTGCATTGATAAAGACATTGATCACTGCATATAACGCATTGAAAGCATCGGCGATGGTAGCTGGTATTGCTTCAGCATTTGCACTTAATCCGTTGCTAGGTGTCGGAGCCGTTGCACTTGCCGCCGGTGTTCTAGCTGCTGGAAATGCTTTAGCTAACAAAAATAATGTCTCGACTGACTTTGGCTCTGACGGCTTTGCAGTCGGTGGCGCACCGGGAGCCATTAGCGGTGCAAAGCTAAGTGGTGCAAGTACGGCTGGATCAGGTGGTGGTAATGGTGGTGGTGGTGGTGGTGGCACTACAACAACAAAGGCGGCAGCAGGCATCGCAACGGCGGTCGCTAGTGCAGCTAGAGCAGGCGGAGCCTTTACGGATTCACAGAATGCAGCTCGTCTAACTGCTCAAGGTGGCGGCGGTTTCACAGATTCTCAAAACGCTGCACGGATCAATCTCACAGTCAATGGCGCAATTGATGCCGAAGGCACTGCTCGAACAATTGTCAAGACTCTCAATGATTCGTTCTATCGTGGCACAGGCGGAGCGTCCGCACTTCAGGCAATCTAATGACCCAGTGGGCTCCAGTTTGGCGCGTCAAAATTGATGGCACTGATGTCACCGATTCCGTGTTGGCCAATCTGACAATTACTTCAGGACGCACAAATATCTACGAACAAGCTCAAGCCGGCTATTGCTCAGTCAATCTCATTATCTTTGGTCAAGCTGCATTACCTTACGAAATCAACGACACAATCTCGATTGAAGTGCAAAATACTTCGGCGGTCTATGTGCCTATCTTTGGCGGATCAGTGGTCGATATCGCCGTGAGCGTCTCGCAAGTCGGCTCTAGCGCATATACTCAAGAAGTCACCATCACGGCTTTAGGAGCCCTTGCAAGGCTCCAGAAGGCACTTACAGATGGCGTCTTAACTCAGGACTTTGATGGCAATCAAATCGAGACAATTCTGCGTCAAGTTCTCTTTGCTCAATGGCAACAAGTTCCAGCCGCGCTTCAGTGGAATAACTATGATCCGACTATTACCTGGGCGAACGCTGGCAATACAGGCTACGGAGAAATCGATACTCCAGGCAATTATGAGCTGGCGCAACGCTCTTCCAATCGCACAGTTGTTTATGACTTAGTCGCCGCGCTTGCAACTAGCGGTCTAGGTTATCTATACGAGGACGCTTCTGGTCTTATCTCCTATGGTGACTCGACTCATCGCACGACCTACCTTGCGACTTACGGATACACGGATCTCACTGCAAATCATGCTTTAGGCCGAGGCATCACTATCAAGACACGCGCGGGAGATGTCAGAAATGACATCACAATCAATTACAACACACACTCATCAAGTCAAGTAAGCGACACCGATGTAGCATCAATCGGACTCTATGGCGACCTTGCTCAAATTATTACGACAACCATAAAACATAAAGCCGACGCCGAAGATCAAGCTGCGTTCTATCTTGCACTCAGAGCTTATCCGCAGCCAATCTTTGATTCAATTACCTACGCATTAACCAATCCAGAGCTGGATAACGGTGATCGTGACGCTCTTATCAATATCTTTATGGGTCAGCCGATTGCACTTAATGACCTTCCGCCAAATATGTCCGCCGGAGTCTTTCAAGGCTTCGTAGAGGGCTGGACTTTTCGCGCCTCTTACAATCAATTAGATGTCACCTTGCTCATGTCTCCACTGGCCTATTCGCTTCAAGCGATGCAGTGGGCTGATGTGCCGCCATCGGAAACGTGGCTTAGTGTGTCGCCAGTATTAGATTGGGCAAACGCTACAATCGTCTCATGATGAAAGGAAAAATGAATGGCTAATCCAACAACAAACTATGGCTGGCCGATGCCAACAAGCACCGATTTAGTCACAGACCTTCCAGCCGACTTTGCTGCATTCGGTCAGCCGGTAGATACATCTCTTAAAGCTCTTAATCCAGAAACAACTCTTGGAGATATTAGTTATAGATCTGCAACGGCAAACACAAACACACGGTTGCCAATTGGCACAACAGGTCAGGTTTTAGCAGTTTCGGGTGGCGTGCCAGCGTGGACAACAACGGCAGATGTTACACCGCTTACAACTAAAGGCGATTTATTTACGTTTGACACCGCCGACGCACGTTTAGGTGTTGGCACAAACGGGCAACTTTTGACGGCGGATAGCACGGCAGCAACTGGATTGAAATGGACAACAGTTTCAACATCACCAACATTCGTTGGCGTTGGTTTAGTATTAAACGGCACATCAACTTCAATCACTCAAAATACGCAATTGACTTTCGCTTTCGCTTCAGAAGAATACGACACTAATACTTTTCACGATAACTCAACAAATAATCAACGAATCACAATTCCAACCGGCTACGGCGGAAAATATTTGATAACAAATCAAATAATGTGTCCAGATGATTGGAACGGTTACGCTTACAGTTATTTATATAAAAATGGTTCTGCTCTTAACAGTATTGGTTTATATAATGACGGGCGATTTGGTTCACTTGCATTGACAAGTGGAGTAAACGCTTTAATTGGTTCAACCATAATTACTTTGGCGGCGGCTGATTATTTGGAATTAAGGTTTCAGAGTGCTATAACTACTGGGGCACACTCAATGTATATCCGATGGACTGCAACTTGGTTAGGAGCATAATATGGAACACAAAATGAACAAGCCTAACAAGCCATTACATTCAACAATTTTCAGAGAAGAAACTGGTTGGGAGTTATACACGATAGGTGATGATTTATTTATCTCAGGTGACTGCACAAAGGCGCAAGCCGAAGCAGCACTAGCTGCACATAATCCGCCTGTACCAACAGAGCCAACTGTGGCTGATAAATTGGCTGCTGCTGGTTTAACTGTTGATGAATTAAAAGCCGCGCTCGGTCTGTAATGTATCCGGAAGGCACTGCTGCACGGATCATCGAAGTCGCACTAGCTGAAGTCGGCACGGTAGAGACAGGCGAGAATCTGACAAAGTACGGCAAATTCACAAAGGCCGATGGATTGCCCTGGTGCGGATCCTTCTGCAACTGGGTCTTTCACACTGCCGGCGTCAAGATTCCATCAATGGTTTCAACGGCTGCCGGAGCTCATAAGATGAAAGAGCTTGGACGCTGGATTGAGGATAAGCCGCAGCTTGGAGATTTATGCTTTATGGACTTTCCACACGATAACATTGATCGCATCAGCCACATTGGAATTGTGGTCAAGGTAGGCAATACCAGCGTTCTTTGCATTGAGGGCAACACGTCCGGAGAAGGCGACCAGCGCAACGGCGGAATGGTGATGGTAAAGCGTCGCTATATTGGCAAGGAGATTGTTGGTTTCGCTAGGCCGAAGCTTGTTGCTTATGCTGGAGAATATCCAGTGGTTGAGCCACTTCCACAGGCAAAGCCAAAAAAGGAGAAAAAGAAATGACACAATTCAAGGCGTTAGCGGCTTCATGGGCTAGATCATCAGTGGCCGGAATGTTAGCCGTTTATATGACAGGCAATACCAATCCAAAGGATTTAGCGATGGGGCTTATCGCTGGTCTTGTTCCAATGTTGGCACGCTGGGCTAATCCGAACGACATTTCTTTCGGTCGTCAGAAGTGAGCGTAGGCGAATGGACGGCGGTGGGTGGGCTTGTTCTTGCGGTGCTCACTGCTATCTATTCGTCAATGAGATTCATGGTGAAGTCGATCATGCGGGAATTGTCTCCGAATGGTGGCAACAGTCTCAAGGATCAAGTGTCTCGAATTGAAGCGCGTTTAGATCAATTACTGCTGGAGATTGCTCTTAAGAAATAGACACGCCGACGTCAATCTTGAAAATGTCGGCCATCGATGTCACTCTGTATCTGGGAGCATTCGACAAGGCTCCCACGGGAGCAAAAAATGACATCAGGTGAAATCGGTTTATTTCTGTTTATGTGTCTGGCCTGTATTCTGTGGTCGATTGTGAGCTACACAATGGGCTACAAAGAAGGCCACAAAGAAGGCTATCAACGCGGTCGAGCCGTAGGCCGTCACGCATCAGCTCAGGCGGTGACAAAGTGAGTTTCTTAGATAACTACGAAGATGTAGCTGCAAGGATTCAGCGATTCTGGGCTACTTATCCAAACGGCAAAATCCACACATCGATTAAAGCTATTGACATCGAAAAGGGCTTTATTCTCATTGAATGCCGTGTCTTTCGTAACTACGAAGATCAGGAGCCAGCAGGTGTTGATTACGCATTTGGCAACGTGAACACTTACAACGTTCAGATGAAAAAATGGTTTATTGAGGACACATGCACATCGGCGATTGGCCGTTGCGTTGGCTTA